GACGCTGAAAATGATTTAGCGATAGATAAGGTTTTAAAGTTTGCGAATGTAATAAAAAGCACACCGAGTAAAACTAGCAAACAAGATACGTCATTATTTAAAATACGATATCAATATGCACCTTTAGAATCAAGTGCAAACAGTAGAGAATTTTGTCAAAAAATGGTCAAAGCTAAAAAACTTTACAGGGTTGAAGATTTAAATAAAAATTTAGAAACCACAAAAGGTATGGGCCCGAATGGTTCTAATACATACAATCCGTTTTTATACAAAGGCGGTGTAAATTGTAAACATTTTTGGATGCGTAAAATCTATATAAGGAAAGACAATAAAAAAATATCTGTAAATCGTGCCAAACAAATGATCAATGATCTGGAACCTAGTGAAAGGAAAGATGCACGTTACGAAACTAATCCAAAAGAAGTAGCACAAATTGCAGGACCGAATAACAATAATTGGAGAATCAGTTAATTATGGCAGTAGCATTATTTATAAAACGTAGCGACCTAGTAAAAAACACCATATTGAATGGCAATGTTGATACGGATAAATTTATTGGCTTTATAAAGATTGCGCAGGAAATGCACATACAAAATTATTTAGGCAGTAAATTATATGACAAAATTAGCACAGATATTTTAGGTACAGGTGGCGCTAGTTTAACAGGGGATTATTTGGCATTAGTAAACGATTATATACAACCTATGTTGATTCACTACGCAATGGTAGATTATTTGCCTTTTGCAGCATACGAATTAAAAAATGGTGGTTTATTTAAACACAGATCAGAAAATGCTGAAACACCAAGCAAAGATGAAGTAGATTATTTAGTACAAAGACACAGACATTTTGCAGATTTTTATACTGAAAGGTTTTTGCAATATATGTCGTTCAATGCTTCTTCAAAATTTAGCGAATATTACACAAACAATAATGATGATATGTATCCAGATAAATCAAACAACTTTTTAGGATGGGTTCTATAACTACGTATAAAATTAAAAGCGAAAATCTAATAAAATTAATGTCTTACGTCAAAAAAAAATGCACAAAAGAAAAAAAATAACGTTATTATAAAAGATGGCATTTGGAGATATATATCACGAAAGCTATTTTGGTAGCGTAAACGAAAACAACGGATGGGGTGCAATATATCCATTTGATGCAGATGGGAGTTTTTTTACTGCCGACACAACAAAAGAAACATCAGATGATACATCGTATACTTCCGATGCAACAGAATATTAAATTTTAAACAATGGCTAAACAGACTATAAATATTGGAACAACTGCTAACGATGGCACAGGCGATCAGTTACGTGCAGCTTTCGATAAAGTGAATGACAACTTTACAGAATTGTATACAGATGATGCAGGGGATGTTGGAAGTATAACAGCTACTGCACCGATTGCTAGAGATCAAGCCACAGGTGCTGTAACGATATCCTTAAATGATGCAGGGGTAACCTTTGCTAAAATGCAAAACGTTGCAGCAAATAGCCTTTTAGTTCGTGATGCTAATAGTTCTGGAGTGCTTACAGAAAAAGCGTTAACAGATACCCAAATATTAATTGGCGATGGCACAGGAATGACTGCCGCAACTTTAAGTGGTGATGTAACCCTAGCAAATACAGGCGCAGTTACTATCGCAAATACAGCAGTAGAAACAGGAATGGTTGCCAATGATGCTATTACACACGACAAACTAGAAAATAGATATACTGCATCAGTTACAATCACAGGCACAAGTGGTGCCACAACTGTAGATTGGTCAACAGGAACTATTTTTAGAATGCAATCAGCTTGTACAGGCGGAAAAGAATTTGATTTTACTAACTACAAAAAAGGTCAAGTGATAACAATTCATAATCTTACAGGTGGATATGCAATTACTTTGGATAGTGATGCAGGAACTAGCGAAACATTTAATAAAATTGGCGGAGTAGATTATGACGGTGGCAGCACAAATGTTTTACAAATTGAATGTATAGACGATTCAACTAATGCAATTTTTAACTATGCCATTGCAGCATATACATCTGATCCAACACCATAATTATGAAAGCAAAAGATATAGACGGAATTATTACAGCATATAATATTTTACCAAGTGATTACAAAAAAAATAATGGTAGTGTAATTTTGAATTTTAGATATGCAAACAAAGAAACGCTAGAAGCCGAGGGTTTTTACGATATTATTACACCAAGTTTTGACGCATCAATCGAGCGATTAGGGGATTTAAAATGGGATTCTAAAAATAAAGTTTTTACATACGAAAAATCTGATATAAATTTTCCTTTGTCGCTTGCAGAAATGAAAGCAGAAAAAAAAGATGCTGTAAAAAAACTAGCAAATAAAGATTTATCACTAACAGATTGGTATGTAACTAGAAAAGCAGACATTGGTACTGCAATACCTGACAATATAAATACACAAAGAAAAGAAATAAGGGATAAAGTAGCGGAGCGTGAAACAGAAATAGATGCTTTAAATACTAAAAAGAAAGTGGCTCAATATAATGTGATTTTATTTGATATACCAGAATTTCCGATAGTTTAAAAAAATGGCAATTAATAAAAAATTCTTAACACTTCCAAAAGTTGCAGGAACCAGCACAACAAGTGAACTTGTAGATATTTTTGGAGATGGCACAGGTCGTAGACTTTATAATTTTAGCAGGGATAATTCAGAAACAGGTGGCAATGCAAATTATGCAGAGGTAAATGTAGATAATGGTCGTGATGGTAAATTAGATTGGGGTGTTTATTTTGATGGAACTAATTTGTCTGGTGGTAGCGGTGGTTCTTATATTGATACAACTGCTGATTTAATTCCTACAAGTGGCAGTTTTACTATTAGTTTATGGCTACAACCTCACACCACTTTTGGTTATTTTCTTGCGAGAGGTTTTGTATCTGAGCCATTAGGCGGTTTCGCAATTTATCATTATTCAGATGGAGCAACTGAGGGTTATCACAAAATTGGTGTTTATAGGAATGTTGGTAGTGCTTCTGCTTCTACTGCCGCTGCAACTGCTTCATTTAGCGATAGTAATTCTACAACTGCCGGTTATAATATTTGGTATCATTATATAATTTCTTACGATAGTTCCAATAATACAGTCACAATATACAGAAATGGAAGTGCAGGCACTACAGTATATATTAGGGCAAGTGATAATGCAACAGGTGTTTTTAGTTCGATGAATAGTGGAACTATTGTTTATGGTATTAGCGGTTCTTATGATTATCCTGGCAGATTAAGATTAGGCAATCGAAGTAATTCACAAAGTGGATCTACATTAAGCAACAGTCCATATACCGGATATATGGATCAACTTCGTATAATTAATAAAGCTATTACCTCTACCGAAGCTGCTACATTATATAATGAAGTAGAAGGCACGCATACAGGCACTACAAATACGCATTTATTTGGTTGTGTTGCAAATTATAATTTAGATAATTCAGCAAAAGAATCTTTAGGAACTACCGCCTATGATGGAACAGAAACTAATATTACCTACCAACTAGGTAAATTTGGTAGTGCTGCAAAATTTGGTGGCAGTAGTAATATAAATACTAATATTGCCGCTTCTTTTTTTAATACTAATAATTGGACTATTTCCTTGTGGTATAAAAAAGCAAATAATTCAGGTTATGAATATTTTTTAGGTACAACAAGTTTATCACCAAATATTAGTTTTGGTTTTGCATTTGGTATATATGGTGATGGATCACGATTTGATTTTTTTACTAGGGGTAATGGCTCTACTATTTCAAGATTCCAAGGGGGTTCTGCAAGAAATAATGTTTGGACACATTTAGTTGTAATAAGCAATAGTAGTACATCTCAATTTACTTTTTACCAAGATGGTGCTTTAATGAACAATTATAGTGGATATTCACAACCGACTACAATTGGTTCTTATACTAATACAGGATCAAATCTTACTCTCGGCAGAGCAGGTGCTTGGACCACAGAACAATTTAATGGTAGTTTAGACCAAGTGAGGGTTTGGAATACTGCATTAACAGCATCAAATGTAACTGATTTATACGCTGAAAAATATGCTTACATAACTAAAAATGCTGATCAACCTTTTGGCGATTCTAGTTGTAAGGCATATTATAAATTTGAAAATAGTCCAAATGATGCTATTGGTTCATATAATGCAACCAACAACAATGTAACATATACAACAACAGATCCTGCTTTTGGAAGTTATGCAGGTGTATTTAACGGTACAAATGCATATTATAATCTCAGTACTTCTTTGAGAGATGATCTCGATAATAATTTTAGTGTTTCATTATGGATGAAAACTCCAAGTACTGCCCTAGCGCAATATACACAATATACACACGCTGCCGGATATTATTATGCAGGAAGTGGTTCGGCTGAAGGTTGGCTAATATATACATACAATTACAGAATATATTTTTATTGGGTAAGTTCTTTTGGTGTAGGTAACAATATTGCATCCTCTGCTAATTTAGTAACTCAATTAAATCAATGGTTTCACGTTGTAATAACTAAAACATCGTCAAACGCACAAATATTTATAGATGGAAATAAAGATATTGATACAACAAGTGTAAGTTCTAATAGTATGTATTTTCCTAACAATGCAGGTGTACAAATAGGATGTTATTATGGACCAAGTTATGCTGGATTTAGTAATCACAGTTATGATCAAGTTAGGTTTTTTAATAGAGAATTAACAGGGATTGAAGTAGCGCAACTTCACGAAGAAAAAGTTTATGGATGATGGTATGAAAATATTTGGATTGTATTCTGCTAATATTTTAGCATTGGCTTTTAGTGTGTCAGAAGTAAATGGATTTTTACAAATGCTTGTTATGTCTGCTACATTAATATTTACAGTTATACAAATTTATAAAGCACTAAAAAAATGAAACTACCAAGCAATGGAGTAGCAAAAGATATAAGACACTATATTGGTGCATTGGTGGTGTTTTTTCTTGTTGTTGTTATTTTGTTTTATTTAACTAGATACGAAATACCAGACGAAAATTCACAAATCGTTAACACACTAATTGGAATGATTGCTGCGAGTATTGCAATGGTCATAAGTTCAATCACAGGAAGAAACCCAGACGATCTTGAAGCTGCCAAGAAAAAAATCAGTAACTTGGAAATGAAAATAGATATGTTAGTTGCATCAAAAGATATGTTAGAAAATATGTTGATCAAAGTACAAGACGATACGATTGATAGATTATTATTAAATAATACATTGTCGTACGATAGCAAAAATTATGGATGTAAAAACGAAAACTGCAAATGTCAAGGTACGAATTAAAACATTTTTCTTATGAAGAATTTGACAGCCCTGATGATATTGGCAGCGGTGATCTTATGGATGATGAATTTTTGGGGATGCTCGATGTTGCACGTCAAATCGCCGATATACCATTTAAAATCAATTCAGGATACAGAACAAAAAAACACAATCAAAAGGTTGGAGGAAAATCGGATTCGAGCCATCTTATTGGAAAAGCGGCAGATATCGCATACACAGATTCAAGACAAAGATGGATTATTATTACAGCATTACAAGACGCAGGATTTAATCGACTTGGCATTGCAAAAACCTTCGTACATACAGATAGTGACGAAACAAAATCACCAGATGTTATCTGGACTTACTAGCACAGTTGGCAATACTTTAATAGATGTCAAATAAAAAAAAATTTAAAGATACTGCAGTAGGTTCTTTCTTATTAAAAAAGATACCAAAAGTCGTTGGTGCTATTGCACAAGATACACCGGTTGGAAATGTCATAGAAGCAATTATTGGTGGTTCAGATATGACCACAGAAGATAAAGAAATAGCACTAGAAAAATTAAAACTAGAACGCACAGAAATGGATGGTGTTACCAAACGTTGGGTTGCAGATTCTAAAAGTGGTTGGTTAGCAAGTAATGTAAGACCACTAACATTAATATTCTTAACTGTAAGCTACGTTCTTGGTTGGTATATGGGTTATCCCTTAGATGAAATTACAGGGCTGCTTACGATCGTTATAGGCGGTTATTTTGGTAGCAGAGGTGTTGAAAAAGTATTCGGTGATAATAAACACAAATGATTTGTCCACATTGCGTAGCGGTATGTTTAATTGGTTGTGCTGTATTGATTAAAAAAATTAAAAGAAAATAATATTTGCTATTATATATATAACAATATAAATATATAATATAATAAAAATATAATAATATATATATATATAACAGGAAAAAAATTGAAAAGAACTAGAAAATCTATTGTTAAGCAATTAGATACTTTATTTAGCCAATATATAAGATTGCGTAAAAGCAATAATGATATATCAGAATGTTATACTTGTAATAAAAAAGATCATTGGAAAAAACTACAATGCGGACATTTTATGTCACGCAAACATTATTCTACTAGATGGGATGAAACAAATTGTCAAGTACAATGTTATGCTTGTAATGTTGCTAGATATGGTGAGCAGTTTATATTCGGTAATAAACTTAATGAAGAATATGGATTAGATACTGCAGAAAATTTATCTATAAAATGCAGGCAAGTAGAAAAATTTAGCAACAATGATTTATTAGAAAAAATAGTCCATTATAAAAACCTTTTAAAAGAATATAGTATTTGATATATAATCGCTACATTTGTTATACTGATCAACCTTTCTCACTGTTTGATTAGTTTCTTTTTTTCTATTGACAGGGCGGATTCACCATCCGCCTTTTTTTTTATTGACAATTTTTTTATAAATTAGTTGCAAATTTTAAATATATATTATGAAAGGAACTATTAAAGCAGTACAAAAGACAGGAACTTTTCAGGAATTGCAAAAGTACAATGTCACGTTTAATCATTCGCAAGGGGATAGTGTTTTATTTTTCTCAAAAAGCGAACCTACTGATGAAAACTTTCCGTTAAAAGTTGGCACAGAAATTAATTACGAACTAAAGCCAAATGGTAATGGCAAAATAATTCGTGAGGATAATTTTACAAAAGCATTTAATCAAATGCCTAGTGGTAAAATAAACACAAATGATAGCATTCTTGCACAGGTGTGTTATAAAGCAAATATGGATGCGTTTGGAAAAGACTACAACGACAAAGTAGAAGAACAAACAATAAAAGATTTTAAATGGATGAAAAATTTAATTATTAATGGACAATAAAGCAGAACACAAGTTTTTACCTTTTTATGTTAGAGCCGGTCAGTTTGATTGGATTAAAATGGAAAGGTCAGGTAAATTAGAAGAAATAATTACCTTTTACGAATCACTTCGTGATAAAGATGCAAATGGTAACCCTGTTAAAAGCAAAGACAAATGGGTTAACACACAAGTAAAAACTAGCAGAAAGACAGGAAAGTTTTTTGAAGTGCTAGTAGAATTTGAAAAAAAGCCCGAGGTGAAATCTAGCGAACATATGCCGGATAGGGTTGAGAGTGATCTACCTTTTTAATTTAAAGGGGGGTAAATAAAAAAGGCAAGTTTGCTGTTGTGTCAAACTGTTAGGAAAGTGATTTGTCTTTAAGTAGTTGAAAGTTCACTACGTTTTTATCCCCCCTTTTTTTTTATATTTGTTAAATGTTAATAGAATTTAGTGAGCAGATTGCGTATTTACAAAAGGTAAGATCAGGTGAAATCAAAACTGCTACAGGTCTAGGAATAAAAGATTTTGACGAACATTTCAGATTTAAAAGTTCAAATTTCAATATTATATTAGGGCACGCAAACGTAGGAAAAACATCTATTGCTTTATATTTGATGCTATTGTATAGTGTGTTGCATCAAAAAAAATGGCTAGTCTATTCAAGTGAAAATGAACCTTATAGTTTAATACGCAAAATGATTGAATTTTTAGAAAAAAAACCAATCAACAAAGTAACAGACAAAGGATTTAAAAAGTCTAGTGATTTTATAAATGATCATTTTAAATTTATAGATAATGGACAAATGTATACTTACAAAGATTTATTAGATTATGCAGATGCTATAAAACAAGCGTGGAATTATCACGGACTATTTATTGATCCATATAATTCATTAAAAAAAGATGCAGACTTATTAAAAAGCGTAGGTGGTCACGAATATGATTATACAGCTTGTACTGAATTTAGAATATTTTGTAAAAAGCATAACGTAACTATCTGGTTAAATACACACGCTAATACAGATGCATTAAGAAAAAAGCACAGTAGCTTTGATGAATATGCAGGACATCCTATTCCACCTATGGCAAGTGATGTTGAGGGTGGCGGTAAATTTGTTAATCGTGCAGATGATTTTATGGTAGTGCATCGCTACGTACAGCATCCATCAGATTATATGTATAGTTTTATACACATAAGAAAAGTCAAAGAAATAGAAACCGGTGGCAGACCGACTGCAATTAATAATCCTATACCAATAAAAGCATTACCTAACAATGTTGGATATTCTTTAAATGGTATTGATTTACTAGATACAGTTAAAACCCCACAAAACCTACCATTCTAGCGTTATTATATAAGGTAAAAAAAAATTGCGTAACTTTCCTATTAAAAAACTATGGGATTAGACGTGCAATTAATACCGATTTATGGTTGTGCATTAGGTGTTTTATATTACAATCCAAATCTAGAACCAGATCAACCAAACGTTGATGATGATGATTTTTATCATCAGTTAACTATAATGTTTGTATTCTTTGGCATACATATTACTTGGTGGGATTTTTAGAATTATTATATAAAAAACATAAATTATGGATACGTTATTTATTAAAAATGGGATGTCCAAAAGATTTGTGCGAAGATATAACACAAGAAATGTATATTAAGATTGATACATATCTAAAAAAAAACAACAACAATATAAAATATGGGGATGATGTTAACGTCTATTTTATTTATTTAACCCTAAGAAGTTTGTACACAGATTACCATCGTAAATTAAAAAACGTAAAAATGGTTGAAATAAATGAATCAATTTTAGGTGATATGGAAACAGAAGTCAGTAATGAAAATTTAGAAGATTACAATATAAATTTGGATAAAAAAATATCTATTGAAGAATGGTACAATGATCAACTGTATTTAGATTTACTAGAAAATGAAGATTTGCAAGATGTGAATTATACAAAAGAAGAACTAGAAAAATATTATTTAAGAAGAATTTTCAAAGAAGTATTTTATGATGATGTACAAGTTTCAAAATTATCAAAGGATACAAACATTACGTATTGGAGTTTACGCAATACCATAAACATTATTAAAAAACAAATTAAAAAGAAATATGAAATTAGGAAACGTACTAGAAAAGATATTTAAATACACAGGCATTAAATGGCTTGTTGAAAAAATTGTTATTGATCTGTTAGGTTACAAATCTTGCGGATGTGATAAAAGAAAAGAAAAATTAAACCATATAAAAATAGACCTATGGAACTAGAAGATATAAAATGGTGGAAACAATTTAAAAAAAGATACGATGGAGTTAGACTTGATAGTGCCGATTTTGATGTTTTATGTAAATTACACGCTACTTATTTTAAGCATTCCTTTTACAAGCCTTGTAGTTGCAATGGCGGCAAAATTATTAAAGAATGGGCTCAACAACTAAATGAACGATATAAGATATACAAATGAATATAAAAGAAGTACATCTTTGGGAACAGGCGATTGTAAATGTTTTAAATCTTGATAAATGGGATTTGACTTGGTGTGGTGGAAAGTTTGAACATTACGATGCAGTAGGTGAAACATCAAAGGGGATACCCTGTGTTATTGAAATGAAGTTCAGGCAAAAGTATTACGAAACTAAAATGCTAGAAAAATATAAATTTGATCAGTTGATGAATATGCCTGCTGATATGGTTAAGTTATATTTTGTGAATGATCCTAAAGCAAATTATTTGTTCTGGTTAAATGAAATAGATATGCCAGAAATAACGACCATAAATTGTCCAGATACTACGTTATGGACTAAAAAACGCACAGACAAAGATGTGTATATGCTAGAGGAAAGTGATGCTACAATTACCAATTTCAATATTAGTTATTAATTTTTTGTTAATAATTAAAATGTTTTTTATATATTTGTTTTATGGAAAAAAACGTAACAGATAGAAAAATTGATTTATTAAAAGCTATTGAATTTTCCAACGACTTTCAAATGCTTTCAGAGGTTTTATTAAAATGGAAAAAAGCCAAGCCTACTGAAACTATTGACAAACTAATCAATGCAACAATTAGAATGTATTATTATTCTTTTAATATGGAAGAAGAAGTCAGGCATATGCGTAAAATTGTAAGTGAATATCGTGCAGATAAAACTAGAGCAGTTGAACGTGCAAGGGTTGCAGATAAAAAAATAGAAACACTAGAAAAGAAACTTAAAACTTTAAAACTATGAGAAAATTTAAAACAGTAATTCACCAATATAATGGTTGGACTAATTGGGAAACTTGGTACATTCATTTACATTTATTTATAGATGCATATTATCAATTTAGCGAAGATCTACCAGAAAATCAAAAAGAAGCTTTACAAGTAATTCAGACAAGATTACTTTTACAAGTAGAGCATTATTTGTATGAAAAAGATAACGATACGATTAATACTATGGACTATAGTCGTATTAATTATACAGAAATAGCAGAGCATATTTTAGATGAACATTTATATTACCAAGGGCAGTTATGAAACACAACGGATGGTCAAATCGTCAAACTTGGCGAGTTAATTTAGAAATGCTTGATGGTAGTCCAGAAATGGCTACGTGGAGTGAAGATGAATTAGAAGAATATTGTCGTGAAATATTATCAGAACAAGGCGAAGGACTTTGTTTTGATTATGCGATTGATTTTTTACGTCAAGTTAATTGGCGAGAAACTAGAGAACATTTACACGATATGTATTGTTGCCACTATTGCAACGAACCTACCGAAGATGTTATGTGCGAACAATGTGAAGGCGAACAAGAAACAATGACTAGCTATGACAAAGGATAAAATGATTAATATGTACCATAAGATGGATATGTATGACAAAGAATTTATGATTGGGTTACTAGCAAAAGATATGTTCGTGCCTGTTGAAATAGATTATTTAGATGGTGGCAAAACAGTATCACATTGTATGGATATAAGCGCAGAAAATCCTGTATGTTTTAATGGCGCACATTTACAATTAAATTTAGAGGATTCAATTAAGGTAAGACCATCAGAATTATATGATGATGACTTTAGAGATTTACAAGATAAATTAATTAAAAATAGAAAAAATGGCGTATAAAAATAAAGAAGATCAAGCCAAAGCATCAAAACTTTGGTATGAAAGAAACAAGGAATTAACCAAAAAAAGAACTGTTCAATGGAAAATTGATAATGCAGAAAAAGAAAAAGAACAAAGAAAGAATAGATATAGCAAAATAAATCCATTAACAGGAAAAAAAATCGGTGCTGAAGAACGACAGTTTTATAAAAAACAAAATCCAATAAACACAAAAAAAGTTGCAGGAAAATATAGAGATAAAAAAAGATTAAATCATTTTAATAAATTATTACAGAATTATATTCAAGATTATAAGAACGACTTTGATCAAGCAATTAAGCTCACAATTCATATTGAATTTTTAGATTTAATTTCAAAAGATAAATTTTTTAATTTACAAGTACTAAGGTCAACCACTTATGTGATTTGTAAAGATGAATTTTTTGGAGAATATTTACAAGATTTTTATCAATTAGAAGAATGGTTACAAAATAATTTTACAAAATCAGAAAGAAAAAGTTCTATAAAAATTTTATCACAAACTGGATTTAAAAGTTATCAAGACTATTATGCAGGAATAATACCAGATGTAGATACAAGCGACTTACCAAATTTTAACTTTAATTTATAATGGAAAAAAGTAAAAGACTAGACACAGACATAGTAGTTAGACAAACGCTGATAGATGGCACTTGGAAAATAACCATTGCCGAAACACAAAATGATTGGTGGATCAAAACAAAAAAAATAATAAATGATATTATTAGTTGATGCAGATTCTTTAATTTTTAGTGCGTGTTATCGTAAAAAATTGCACCCTGAAGATTACCCTTACTTTACAGAGTTACAAGATGCAGTTGCAAAATTTGATGAAGTATTCACATCAATGATAAATGATATTGAAGA